GTGCTTATGAATGTAGCTGTGTCTCCGTTAGACGGATTAACAACCATTGTTTGATTTAAAGTAAGTGTTGCCCTATTATTTGTAGCATCATATGTAACGCCCCCAGATGCAATTGTATATCTAAACGTTAGCTTTGCATTATCTGCTGGGGAAACTGTTAAAGTAGGAGAAATGGTTAGTGTAGATGCTGTTCCTACCAGCGCTGTCGCCGCGCTTACAGTGTAAACTGTTGTGTCACCCTCAATAGTAAATGTATCATTAGCCGAAGGCGCTACGTCTAACCCGTCTACGTCAAGAGATGTGCCCGTTTGAGTAGCTCCGGCTACCAGACCCCCCTCAAGAGAAAATACATCTCCCGCTTCAGGGGTAGTATGTATAGCGGCTAAAATTAATGAAGTGCCGCTTTGTCCATCTCCGTGTACGACAGGAGCACCATATGGCGGAATAATTACACTATCGTACTTGTCGTAGCCTTCGATACGTCTGTAACCACCCTCAACAGAAGGTTCAAAGTTACGTAGTATCCTTGCGCTTCCCGGTGCGTTTGTACCTTGCTGCAGAGGAGAAAGGTTTGTTATAAGACCACCACGAAACTCGACTGGATAGGTTTGCCATGCATCCATTGTGATAGCCTCTTAAATACCGAAGCCCGCAACTGCTCCCGTCGTGTTTCTACGAATCATATAGGAACGCATATACGGTGTTCTGTTAATTAACTGTGAGCGCATATGCTTAATACCTTCGTCAAACTTTGATTTAGCAAGGCTTGCAGCTTGCAAATTACTTCTAAACATGTATGCTTCGTACATAGCACCGTCTACAATTACGTGGCGGAAACGTTCTGGAATGTTCGTAGTATCCGTTGCTGCAGACAGCGTAGTAGGAAATGTATAATATTCATATACTAATACGTAAGCTTTGTCTGGCTCTGGGGAAAGTATAAATTCTAAGTCAGGGGCTTGTACAACATAGATGGGCACGCCTTGATTAGTGCTATTGTTGTATTCTTGCGCTACATATTTATCTAGGTATTCTTCATACGCTAGTTCCTTGACTCTGGTAGTAGCGTTGCCTAGAGTGGTATCTTCTTTAATACGAAATGATTGAAAATTAATAACTTTTGCGTCCGCAGGGTACGCATAACGACTTGTGTTTGCAACAAGTGTAGTTGTCTGTTCAGTGTGGTTAAAAGGCCAATTATATTCCGATTGATTTATATAACGAATTGAAGCATTTATGGCATCTTTAGCTTGCGAATAAAATCCTGTAGCACTAGCAAAATTAGCTGAAGTGAGTTCTACCTCATTCAGCCGTCGGTTTACGTCATTTACTAATCCAAGGAAATCATACGCCATGTTGTACCATATCTGCAAAGAAGGAGAGGCAGTTTCCCGCCTCCCCTAATAAATTATGCGTTGTCGCGAGCTACTTCAGTTGCAAGCTCTTGAGCACCATTTACGTCTATAACGCAAGCGTATACTCTAAGTTTACCTGTAGTAACGTCGGCTGAAGCCGCAATCAATTTTACATCAATTGTATCAGTGGTTGTTACAAATTGAGTAAATGTTGATGCAGCACCTGTTATGGTATCGTTTGCTTGACCATTAGTACCTTCTGCAAGGAAGCCAGTGCTTGTTACGTCACCACCATCAATGATGTCATCGCCAGCTGCAAAGTCAATGTCAACAGTTGGGGAGGTACCATCAAAAGCAGTTAGCACTTCTGCACCAGCAAACAGCACAAAAGTGTTTGCAGGAATTTCAAGCAGTTCAAAGATGTCACCGTTGGTGCAACTGTAATTAGTAATTTTACTAATGTCCAGAATTGCCTCAACCATGCGCATATTCATGCCATCGCGGCTTGCTGGAAGTGCAGCAATAGAATTTGAACTTACGCCAGCGGTTGCGCTGGAAGTCATGTCAAAAGTAGCCATTGATTACCTCCCTTAAGCAGCGTTGTACTTGGCAGTAACGATTGCTTCTGGGCGAAGAATCTTACGACCGTACAGGTGCATACCGCGAACAATGTCCGCAAAAGAATCTGGGTCACGGTATGACTCAGTCTTTGTAATTTGTGAAGCTGAAGCAATAGCTGATGAGTGGCCACCAACAATCACGCCATAGTTAGTGTTCTGGTTTGCAGTACCTGTGGTATCTGGGCCAGTACCTACGAATGGCAGGTTGTTTGAAACGTACACATCGAAGCCATGCAATTGGCCAATCGCCAAACCGTTCTGCAGACCAGAGCCGCCAAAGTCGCCATTCAGAAGACGTGAGTCTTCATCTTTCAGCAATTCAACGAAAACAGGGTCAACAACCAGCCAACGACCTGCTGAGTCAACAAACTGCTGGTCCAGCTTACGTCCCATACGTGCGATTACCATCAATGGTGAGGCAGTCAGAGTTGGGAGCGCAGTTGCACCAGGCAGACGTGCTGCTAGAGGAATTGAGTGGTCGGCAGCACCAGCAGTGGTGATGTTACCAAAGCTGTCCTTACGGAGCTTCATGCTTGTAAGAAGTTCATCAGAACCTGCAGTTGCAACAGCTTTTGAACCAGAAACAGTTGTGTTTACGGCGCCAGCAGCAGTGCTAAGTGCAGATTGAGCATAACCAGACAAGTAGCCGAGAACCTCTTGGTCATGCTGGTCACGCAGGCGGTAGCCAGCGCGGTCAGATGCCAGAGACTCAAAGTTTACATGACTGTGAGCTTCTTCAATGTCATCTACTTTAAATGCAAAGTAGTTGGCCTTGTCTACAACAAGGCTAAAATCTTCGTCGTCGAGGTCTTGTGGAGTGATTTGTGCACCACGAGCGTATTCCTTAACGGTGATTTCTGGTTCTTTGATGATACGCACGGTATCGCCAAAGTTCGCAATCTCACCGAAATAGTCGGAATTAGTGATTGACTCAACAACAGAAGATTTACGGAAAGCTTGCTGGACTTTTTGCGAGTAAATTACCGGGCTAAAGTTGCCATTCGGTAGATTACCGTATCCAGCGGCAGTTTTAAAAGCCATCGTATATCTCCTAAATGAGGGCTAAAAACACCGATTTTCTGAACACTTTAAAGGCCAGTCAGTCTAGGTATCTGCGCTGAGCAGGGCTAAACGTCTCATGGGTAGTTTAGAAGGGAAGAAAATCGTATACCCTGCTACACTCAGGGCTACAATCTGAAACAAAAAATATGCCGCATATGTTGTGTAGGGCATTAGCGCGGGTTGCCGAAAGGGGCCGCAATTAGATTCTTATATATTTTTTACCACATTTTGGCAGGTTTGTAAAGTCTAAT